CCGCGTGATGAGATGCGCATTGCCACACTTTCCCGTGTAGTTAAGTGGCAAGCCAATGACTCATCACCTGTGTCGAACAACTCCCAAGGCGGTTCCTGCTCCAAGGTGGAGAGGCGCAAGACTTGGTGTGGATGTTTGATACAATCTTGCATTTGCAGGTTTAGGCAACGCACAACACTAATGGTCCACGCTGGTTATGATTTGACTCCCTTGGAGCTGTATGATTTGTGCAACGATGGTCGCACTGTCATCGCGGTCTGGCATCTTTTTGACGATGATGCCGGTGTCACCCCCTGTGGTGGCGCAAGGTGGGAGAAGAATTATGAACCAGGTGGAACCACGCTTAGCTTCCAGTTTTGCGCTGGGGGAGCCGTGTATACCCAACCCGAAAAATCATGGGTAGTTGATGGGAGATGTGGCATTGAGGTCGGCCGGAATTTGTGTCTCGTTTGGGAGATAATTTTTCGTGGGCCAACGTGTATTGTAGTGCAATTTGGTCAGGGACCCTGCTCCGGAGCTCAATTGCTCCCAAGCAAAATTGGTTCACTGAAAGAGAAGATCAGTGAATTCCAGAGGAATCCTAGTTGCCTGGGTGGTGGGACAGCCCAACCCCATTGGCAGCTAACGTCCATCCCTCCACCTTTGCACGCACTACTGCCAAAGCGCTATCATCACACTGTCAACGCTGCTTGGGTTCCTAGCGAATTGCTAAATGAAATTGATGAGCTCACGCTTGGGAAAGAGCGTTCGAGCGACTTATTTTCAGCCTGCAACATACTAGGAGCCAAGGTTTTGGAGAAACTTCAGGTTAATGTCGAAGATAGATCGAGCATTTTGCGTGTTTGCGTCGCATTGCAGTTTGGGCGCAATCAGGGTAGTGACGCCATTGTGCGTGATCATGTTGGGAGCGTGGTGTGCGAGGCAGCTGTGATCGACAGTGCCTCGACCGCCGCGTGGTTCACATGGGATACCTTCCTTAGGATGGGTGTTGCTACCACCAACGTGTTTGGCGAGCCGGTTCTTCGTGCCGGCGTCGCATTTCGATCGACTCTTGCGAGGACGCCAGTGTGGTCTTTTTGGGGCAGTCTTGTTAACAGCCCCAAGGTGAAGATTGCCCTCTGGACAGGTTTCGTGCTTTGTTGTTGGGAGCTTTTCAGGCGTTCAACAACACCAGCATCATTCGGTTTCCGCCATCCCTGGATGGTGGTTTTCGTTTGTCCTGTCATCGAGGAAATACTCAAACGCCGTGCCCCGGTCCAGTATTGGCTGGCAGGTGCACTCATCTCGGCTTTTGAATGTTTTCTTTACCCTAGGCCTGACTGGATCGTCAATGCCCTTTTGCATGCCTATGTGTTTGATTTGGAGTGGCATTGGGCCATCATCATGCACAGTTTTTATAACGGGTATTGCATCGGGCGTTGGGACATTTTCCTGTGGTGTTCTTGTATGGTGCTGCTATACAAGTTGGCTGTTGATAGTCGTATGAGCAAACCACACATCAGCATTACGGTGGGATTGTCCCCAATGCTTTTAGTTGTCGCGGGTTTGTTATCTAACATACCTGCTTGGTTGACCATTACTTTGATAGATGAACATCTTTGTTTGTCGCCGCCCATGCCACCTCTTATGATAACCGGCAAGCTTTATCCCCATCCCCTCTCTTATAGTCGCGAAAGGAGGGCTTTGCGGATATTGGTTGCTATGTTCTCTAGAGATTGGTTTGCCGTTTGTCTATCTTTGTTTTTGATGGTGCCATATTTGGTTTACTCATACGACTCGTCAATTGTGGATCGCACATTGACATACGTTGAAAAGGTTCGGGGGGATGCAATTCGTGGATACATGCATCTCCGTGCGAGTGGCTTGCGAAAGGTCCTTGTTGGGGTTGTTGACACTCAATCACGTTGCGTGCGTGATGAGTGGCGCGATCAAGATCTCCCACCAATGCGGCCTGATGCGTACATCAAGGTTGGGCGTCAGAAATGTAAGCCCAGCCTTGGTTGTCAATTGATTGGCGTTGGGGTGGCTTCTGCCATACCCGTGGTCATGCGCGGATGCACATGCAACATGGTGGTTGCATTGCGCACGCGTGTTTTGGCCATGACTGCTAGAGCTGGTGAGCATGGTGATGCCATCAGCGCTAAGTGGTCAGCCGTCGATTGGCATTCACGCGTTGGCATGCTGCGTGCGCACATCCTTGAGCCTTTATTGAACGGATGTAGGAGGATAGACCATCCACTGCATGTTCCTCCAATACCTAACGCATCCGGTGGGACGCGTAGGTTGGCCCACCTGCCCTTTGAAACGTGGTTGG